AAATGCGTTGTAAGAACTGCAAAGAGAAGTTTGAGCAAAAGACTTTTTTACGTAAATATTGCTACAAAGACGAGTGTAACGATATGGAGTATGAGAGGCTAAAGCAGAATGCAATAAAGAAAGCCCAGTATAGAAAGAAAAAGCATAAAGTTGAAAATATGTCCACTCAAGACTACAGAGCGACATATCTTCAAAAAGAATTTAACGCTATAGCAAGAGTTATAGATTTTGGGCAGTTATGTATATCACATAGACAGCCTCCTAAAAAGAAAAACGGAGGTCACTACCATAGTGTAGGAGGGAATGAAACATTGGCTTTAAATCTACACAATATTCACTTACAGAGCGAATACAGTAATACACACAAAAACGGAGACCAAACAAAATATAGAAAAGGGCTAATTGAAGAGTACAAAGAAGGTTACGCTGAATTTGTAGATATGACCTTAATGCAATGCCCTCCACTGCACTTGACAAAAGAACAGATGATTTCTATATACACAGCCGTATCTAAAATACGAAGAGAGTTAGATTCTACGAAAAAAGTTTTGACGCCAAATCAAAGAATAGAGTTGAGGAATAAAATAAATATAAAGCTGGGCATTTACCCTAAAAAGTTTTGTATATTTGAAATATGAAAGAGCAATGGAAAGACATAGATGGATTTGAAGGAATTTACCAAGTGAGTGATTTGGGTAGGGTTAAAAGCAATTACTCTAAAAAGATTTTAAAATGTTCAAATATTGGAAATTCTGGATATGCTTTTGTGAACCTGTACAAAGATAAAAAACCAAAAAACAGGATGATACACCAGTTAGTCGCCATTGCCTTTTTAGGGCACACACCTTGTGGTCAATTTAAGACCATAGACCATATAGACGGAGACAGGACAAACAACAAACTGTACAACTTAAAGATTGTTAATCAAAGACAGAATACAAATAAAAGTATTTCGATTGGTAAAAGCGGTTTTAGGGGTGTTGTGTGGTCTGTTCAAAATAAAAAATGGCAAGTAAGACCTAGGGTTAAAGGACGAAAAGTTTTGGTAGGATATTATAATTGCCCGATGAAAGCTGCGAAATCATACTTAGACTTTACATCTTACATAGATTCGTTGGATTTACAAAATATCACCAGAGAAGAACTACGCGACCTAATCACCGAGTACAAACAAAAAGCAAAACAACTGAAATGAGTATAAGTACAACAATACTAATATCAATAATGACAACCGTTTTTATTCTTAGATGGATAGTATGGGGTTATATAATAAGCAAGCACGGAGAAAATAAGAAGGTAGAAAAATACAATGCATGGTCGCACTTGTTGTTTACACTTTATCTCGGATGGATGCTATATGAGTTTCACCAAATTTTAAATAAATAACAATGAACACACAGAAACACATTGAGCACATGCTACGGGTTACGCTATTAAACAACCAAGAGCGACTACTAATGAGGTGCTACGTACTACGCCGAATACTTGGTCAAACACCAAGACAAGTAGCGAAAGACCTCGGATTAACCCCAGGAACCGTAAGCAGCTACGCACAAAGAGCAGCAATCATATTCGGGTTAAACGAAATAGATAGCAAGGATAACATCTATAATATCGTTATGCGATCCTGTGAGAACTTAGTAGCTCGTGAACAACTACGCGCCCACCGAAACCACACCAGAACAGTAGCGGAAAGAATGACTAACAAATTAATAGAAACAGCATGAGTAAAGCAATACTCAAATTTGCAATGCAAACAGCTATACTTATAGCAGCAGTAACAGTGTTCGTTTACATACTGCATATAGTTGGGGTTGTGGTTGATTCGCCACTCATATAGAATACAAGCCACTCAACACAATACTAGAAAACAACCAGAGTAGCAGTAGTATCTTTGAGGAAACAAATTAAATAGAAGATTATGACAATATACACTCTAACAATCGAAGGGCAACCAGTATCGACCACGCAAAGTTTAGACCACGCAACGGCCTGGAAGCTAAAAGGTAGTGAGTATAACTACCTAGAAGTACCACACTACGAAAGCGCAGACCTAGCATGCTATACCGAAAACAATCGCATACTCATTAAAACCGACGAAACTATAGCAGAAGTAAAGCCAAACTGGTACAACGAAGATAGTCACGTATTCACCGGAACTATAGACGTTGACTTCTTTACCAGCACAAAGCGACTAGAGAAGTGCAACTTTACTATTGACTTAATACTAGAAATTGAATCCGAGATCGACCAAATGCGAGAACGCAAACAGAACGAGGCAGGAAGCATGGAAATTTTCGAAGATAAATTAGGATACGATTACAATTAAAGAGCAATTAAGTCTGTTGGAGGGTATAAACGTTCTCAAACCCGCGAAGAATCAGTAAAGGCATTCAACGAAATATATAATAAAGAAAATTCCTAATTTTACACTATGGAAAAACGAACTAAATGGTGGCAATATCCGCTACTACCGTTTCTGGTTATATTTGACTACTCAGTAAAATTACTGATTTACCTGCTCTATGTGCAGTCAAGAATTCTAAAATCACCGTTAACAAAAACAAAACTTTATGGTTTTGAAGATTGGAACGAAGACGACGAGTACGCAATTAATGAGAGAAAAAAAGATATCTCATTATTGACTATAATTTGGTCTATTGTACATGTTTGGATTTGGCTACCATGGTATTACTTGCTGTGCTCAATATTAGTTTTTGCAGTAATCATAATTGCGGTAATCGTAAAGAAAAACAGATAGTTAAATAACTAACAGCTTTTTGTATATTTGTTTTATGGCGACAAACCTAAAGATTAAAGGTAATTTCTTCGCTCTAAGCGACAGTGATACGGGAAGTGAGTTTTTTAGAATTCCTAAATGCGAGACTAGTTTTATCTATACTATTGAAAGCTCGGTAGATTATTTCGTATTTGAATCACTAAACAGTTTAAGAAGGGATTCAGAAAAAGTGGATTTTACGGATATTAACGAGGTCACAAAGGACGGCGTTGTCGTAAGTATTTCGGATGTAGACTCATTAGATACATTTTTAAGTGAAAACTTAGGTGGATGCGGTTTTGATGGTAGTGAGCCAGTAAAACAGGTGTTAAGATTCAAGCGTATTGAAACAATAAGCCAGACACAAACTACTCCGGTAGATTATTTTTCATTTGTGCAGGGGGGTACGGAAATTTTGCCCTCAATAACTTTAGAAGAACCTTCCACAATCGAGGTGACATGGTCTACTATATGCGAGAATAGCGCTACAAATAATCGCGTAGGATTCAATCTAAAATCGGGTGCGTCTGATGTTTTCACCAATAACTACATAAAAGAGTCGAAAGACAACAATGACATTCTCTACTTATCACAGCAGACAACAATTGCCTTGGGTGCAGGAGAGACTATATTTGAGTGCGAATACTTTCAGCAGGGTGGAGGTAATGCTAATTGTTTTGAAATGTACTTAAAATTAGAAGAGATATGAAGTTGCTAGTTAGTAATGAGACTGCGGTAAATGTAGTGTTTGAAGGACTAAATGGATTCGTTTTAAACGCTAATGAACAAGACATTGACTTCTTAGCGCTACCGGACGGGTTCGGATTATACGACATATACAAAGACGGATATTTGCGCTCACTTTATGACGCAGGAAATGTGTCTATCTGGTTTGAGAATGAGTATAAGGTAGAGTCAGACTGTTCAATAGGAGAGCATATGAAAGACCCTTTATCTTATAACTACAAGACTGAACTACTTAACGGGTATTGGTATACACCAGTTTTCACAATAGTTGAAGAAGGTGAAAAGGTAGGAACTCTAAGCAAAACCGAATACTACCGTGATTATATTGACGATAACGATAAAGGGGAGTTAATTTTAACGGTTGAGGAATCATATACAATTGATGATTCTGACACTGACCTTTATTTTACTCAACGACAAGCTGTAGAGAGAGATAAGACATGGAAGCTGTCAAAACTAGATGGTTCAATCGAGACTGTGAAGATCAAACACAAAATTAAAAAGTATAATACCCGTAGAAAATCACACAAAGAAGGAATTAAGAGGCGTAAAAATGTAGAGGAGCAACTAATTGACAACGTTGCTTTGGCTGGAATCCTGTCTGGAGTGTTCACGGGTGCTACCGACACAGATAAAAAAAATGCAGCATATGACGCATTGGTAGCATTAGAGGGGGATTATGAAAACGCATTTTCTGCTTGGATAAATTCAGGCCGTGGAACTCTGTACGATGACATCCAGGGCGACACAGCACACACTTGGCTAGGCTCGACTATTCCAGATAACGAAACCACGCAAGCAACTATACAATGGATGATAGGGGAAACCTTTAGATCATACATAGTAGAAAAGTTAAAAGGAAACATAAAGTAATGGAAGGGCTTGGAGATGTAATAGAAGTGATAACAGTTAAAACAGGCATTAAGAAAATTACGCCAAAGAACTGCAACTGCCAAAAGCGAAGACAGTGGCTGAATAAAAAAGTACCATTTAAAACTAAATAGTTATGGCAGCAGGAAGACCTTCAGAATATAATTTAGATATCGCTTGTGATATTTGCGAGCAGGTAGCAGCAGGGGCAAACGTAATGGACGCACTTAACAAGAACGATTTATACCCCTCATGGCCCACATTCCGAAGATGGAAAAGAGACCACGCAGAATTACGTACATTGTATATAAACGCTATACAAGACAAGTCCGAAGCGGTTCTTTTTGAGATCGACCAAACGGTACAAGAGCTCAAAGAAGGAGACTTTGATGCGTCCACAGCCAACGTGATAATCCAGACACTAAAATGGAAAGCAGCTAAGTTTTACCCTAAGATGTTTGGAGATCAGAAGAATGTTGATGTAACCACAAAAGGGCAAAGTATTAACGCCCCATTAACGCCAGAAGAAGCTGCAAAACTAGCTAAAGACATTGAAGATGACTATTAATGACAAGGGATCAAGTCATAGCTAAGAAATGCCTACAGTCATTTTCATTCTTTACACGCTACTTTTTTAAGGAAAGGAACGGAAAACAGTTTGTTGTTGGTGAGCATCATAAAGACCTATTCAGGCAGGCGCACGCAATAGCAAAGGGAGAACAGCACAACACCATTATAAACATTGCTCCACGTTACTCTAAGACAGAGATAATGGTAAAGAACTTCATTGCATGGAGTTTAGCGCGTAATCCAAAGTCTCGGTTTATACACTTGTCGTACTCTGACCAGTTAGCACTAGATAACTCTGAGGAAATTAAGGACATTATAACATCCCATGAATATCAACAGCTATTTCCATACGTTCAAATCAAAAAGGATAGCAAGGCTAAAAATAAATGGTACACAACCGAAGGCGGCGGCGTGTTAGCTCGATCAGCAGCAGGACAGGTGACAGGATTTGGAGCAGGTATAGTTGGGGAGTCAGAGATATTTGGAGGGGCTATAATTATAGATGATCCTATCAAGCCAGATGATGCGGATAGCGAAACGATAAGAGAGAAAGTAAACCACAGATTTGACAGCACGATCCGTAACCGTGTAAACAGCAGAGATACGCCTATAATTGTCATAATGCAGCGATTACACCAAGAAGATTTATCCGGCTATATAATGGATAATGACCCCGACGAATGGAGTGTAACGTCTATGCCTGTAATAAAAGAAGACGGGCAGCCATTATGGGAGTTCAAGCACACGTTGGAAGAGCTCAACAAGCTGCGCAAAATAAACCCTTTCGTATTCGATACTCAGTACATGCAGAACCCTACTCCAAAAGAGGGGTTAATGTTCCCTAAGATAGATATGAAGTTTTACGACTACGGACTTATCAATTGGGATGAGTCATTTGCTACAATAGGATTTGTTGATATTGCGGATCAAGGCGAAGACAATCACTGTTGTGTGATAGGTAAAATAGTAGGAGATTCAATCTACATTGTAGATGTATTATTCACTAAAGAAGGAACCGATAAAAACGTCCAGATGACAGCAGATATAATCAACAGGCACGAGCCTGAATTTGTACGCGTAGAGTCCAACTTTGGAGGAACTATGTACAATCAATTGCTGCAACCAAAACTCAACAGCATCACAACATTACTACCTGTACGAGCTAAATCCAACAAGCACGGAAGGATTAAGAATATATCTGGTTTTATTAAGCAACACACACTGTACAGGAAAGATTGGGAGAACTGTTCCGAAGATTATAAACTATTTTTTAGAAACCTCACTGAGTACAACAACAAAGGAACGGTAAAACATGATGATGCCCCAGACTCAATGCACGGGCTTTCCGTTATGGCCAGGGCGTTTCATTCAGATATTTGGTCAGCTAGCGAAATAGAAGAGGTAGAATAAAGATATATTATGAAAAAACCATTTACAGAAGATGAGAAAATCATTATGGATTTACTCGTAGAAGCACACAATAAATTTGTAGAACTAGATAGAACTCACGCAATGGAAATAACTGAGTGGGTCAGTAGCTTCCATAAACTCCAAGACTTGTTAGGTGCTCGTGTTTTACGTAGAGATTATCCAGAAACATTTAGAACCGATTAACCGTTTATCATTTCCTCCAACCACTCATCACAATTGCGTATTTAAACCAGAGTTTGTGCTGTATCTTTGAGTTATACAAAAACAAAAGGATATGACAACTTTAGCAGCACACATTCAAACGGCAAACGCAAAACTAGCTAATTGGTACAAGAACGCAAAACGAGATTACGCAGTAATTGGAGAGGGTAAGGCTACGGTTGAAGGAGATAAATTTGTTATAAACTACACAGAGGATGGTGTTGCTAAAAATTGGTCAATGAAATTCTGGACAGAAGAACGATACGATGTAGATTACTTTTTTAACGTTTGGATGGAGCAAGCGTAATAACGTACCGCAGATAAGGATTGATTTTTAACCGATTAAATAATAAATAATATGAATACAATAGACAAATTAAACAATACATTAGGATATTTAACAGCAATGTCTTTTGATAGACCAGAATTAAGTAATGACTTAGTAGAACCTCTAAACACTTTAAGTGAAGCAATAAGTGAGGTTGAAAATTTGTCTTTATCTGGTGTTATCGGTAGTTTTTCTGCTGATGATATGGAAAAAGCATTTGACGCTGGAGCATACGAACACCATATAAAAGATGCTAAAACATTTGTTAAAAATTACCGATAACTACCACCTTCCACCGCCTCACCTCGTTAATTCGTTGTGGGGTTGCGTGGGTAAAAACAGATGATTATGAAGAGAGTAATTAAAAACAAACACAACAATTGACCGAGTATGAAATCAACTCAAACTCATAGTGTATAGTGGTTTTAGGTGGCGCTTAGAGTTGGGCGTAATAACCCCATCATTCATTTGGTGGGGTTTTGTTATATTTGAAGTATGGAAGAACAAGACAGCAGGACAGAATTAGAGGTGTTAAAGAGCATAGATAGCAATCTAAAATTTATAAAAACGGCATTAGAGTGGTCTCTATTGATTATAGCGTCACTCGCTGCAATATGTATAGGGGTACTGTTTGCTAACGCTTAATCCATACCCAATAAATCCCTAGATTCTTCTCGGCTAAATATTGTGCTTTCCTCAAGTTTCTGTGCCGCATTTGCAATACGATCGATACGCTCTGCTTCTTTCACCTTGTCCGCCTGAAGAACAGGTATATGATCATAGGTCAATTTAACACATTCTCCCTTTTCTTGAAGTCCCAAAATACGTGTTCGATTTAGACTTATTTCCTCGCTTTCTGGTATGATTGTAGACTCGTAAGCCTGTCTTAACCCTTCCGCTAAATTGGTAAATGTGCTAGCCTTTTCGCGGCTAAAGATGTTGTCATTTAGTCCGTATGCGTCAATAATCGCCTTGAAATCTGCCTCTACCTCTTCGAATAACATCAAATCCTTTGTTGGATAACTCATTGCTTGCCATTCTAATTTCGAATTGGACATTATAACCTGTAGTTGGTTGTTATCTAGCCCGTATGTTTTTTGATACTGTTTCTCAATTCTGGTTCGCTCTTTTTCAGTAAGCGGGATCGCTCCTTCAGGAGACGCAGACCCGTTAGCAAGTATACCCAATGCTCCGTGTTTACTCATGATAACATTACGGAAAGCATAGGCGGCACGTATGTTACTTATTGGCATGTGTACAGCCCTCATTGGACTATCTCCTTTAATTGGATTCTGCCCGTTAGGTATCTTTGTGTGGTTAATCTCGCTAGGCTCAAAGATGTCTTCTGTGGTGTTTCCGTAAACCAACCTATACTGCTTTATAATACCCTCAATGTCTGTTTGCTTGTAATACTTCCCTGTAGTTTCAATTTCAATCTTGAAAGGTTCGATATTAAACAAAGTAGCCGGAATCTCAGAGCCAATAATGCGATTAAGGTACTCGTAGTTATTTCCGTGAATGCTCTTATTTTCATTCCATTGACGAATATAATCACGCCCATTAAGTAGTGGATTTGGATTGTCCAGAAGCTTTACCACCTCTGAATCTTTTATCTCTTCACCATTTTTATCGTAATGCTTCCATACGCCAGAGGATAGCAAATATCCTTTTCTCTGAATTACAGAATACAATTGAGGTGTTGTCATGTATATCTCATAAGCATCCCACGTGTCAGGGTTTAACCATTCGGGTTGCCCTTGTACCATTAATTGAATGGCTGGCATCTGTGGTGTTCTTGAATATCTTGACGTGTTCTGACCAAATAAAGATCGTATTCTACTAAGGGGGGTGAATTCCATACTGTTAAATATATAACGTGTTTATGTAAAATTAAATATTTTATTTCTATTTTTGTTTAAATTCGGAACACTCAGTTATGAAAATACCTTCATTTGCCAATTCAGAAGATCGTAGAAAGTGGTTTAAAGAAAATAAATCACTCTTAATGATCGAAAAGAAATCGACATTTAAAGAGGGTGATATTTCTACCTATTCACCAAGCCAACAATCAACTAAAGCGGTTAATAAAAACGATAACACGCTACAAGTTAAGGCTGTGATTAACACTATTGGTGTGTTAGATTCTCATGGAGACGTACATATGACTGGCATATGGAATAAAACAGTTAACGAGAACAAAAGCCCTTACCTACTTCAAGAGCATAAGATGGCTTTTGATTCAATCATTTCCGAGAAAGTTAAGCCATCCGTTGATGTTATTTCATGGAAGGAATTAGGGGTTAATGCTATAGGGAGTACGGAGGCGTTAGTTTTTAATGCTGAGATAGATAAGGATCGGAATACGTTCATGTTCAATCAGTACAAGAATGGTTGGGTGCGAAACCACTCAGTAGGGATGCAATACGTTAAGATTAGCCTGGCGGTAAATGACTCAGAAATGAAAGAGGAATTCGAAGAATGGCAGTCTACTATCGATAAGGTAATAAATAAAGAAGAAGCAGAGAGGTTGGGTTATTATTTCACCGTATATGAGGCAAAAATGATCGAAGGGTCGGCTGTGCCAGTAGGTAGCAACTCGATAACACCAACACTTGAAACTAAAGATACTGAGCCGCCTGTTGGCACTCATACAACGAAGCCGCCTGTTGGCACTTCAAGAAGAACAAATACAATTTTTAATTAAACAAAGAACAAGATGAAGTTAAAAACTTTAGACGCTTACTTGAAGGAAAAAAGCATTTCAAGCGAGCAATTTGATGCCTTGACAGAAATTGAAAAGGCAGATCATTACGATGCGTTGAATGAAGACAATTCAAACATGATCAAAACAGCATTTGAAGACGGTCAAAAAGAGTCGGTCGAAGCAATGCAGAAAGAAATGCGCGAGATGTACGACGACCAATTCAAGACTTTGAACAAAGCATTGCGTGATGTTGCTGCAAGCGTAAAGGCTAGCACGGAGAAGGTGAAAGAAGATCAGCCAACCTCGGTTGAATTCAAAGAATTGCAACCAAAAATGAAAGCGATGCTTGCAGGACGTGAGCACCGAGACGGATTAGAGGTTAAGGCAATCACAAATGTTGCTTCCATCGCAACTAATACTGCCGGTTACGATGTTCCCGATGTTGGGCAATTAGCGACTGCGGTTCGTAATGCTTACGCTATTATGCCAAAAATCTCTATTTCAGACGGGCAAAACCTTCGTAAAACAATTAACTATTGGGATTGGGATGAGGCTTCGATTGTTCGCGCTGCTGATATGGTAGCTGAAGGCGGGACTTTCCCAGAATCGACCGCTAAATGGAAGCAATACACCTTACCTGTTCAAAAGGTAGGTGATACTATTCCAGTTTCTGAAGAGTTCATGGAGGACGAGCAAATGTTCTATGCAGAACTTGCAATGTTCCTACGTACAAACATTGAGATTAAAATCAATGATCAAGTAGTGAATGGTGACGGTACAGGTAACAACCTTACAGGGATGATTTCTTCTGTACCTACTTACACACCAGTAGCGGCAGGAATTACAGATGCATCTATTTACGATTTGATCGTTAAATTGCGTGAGACTATTTCAGCACCTTACGGAGGAAAGTATAACACTAACTTTGCATTGATGAACCTTACGGATATCAATAAAATGAAGTTGAAGAAAGACGCAAACAACAACTATATGTTACCTCCATTCGTGGATCGTTCAGGAAATGTTGTTGATGGTCTTACGATTGTTGAAGACAACACTGTAGTTGCTAACACAATGTTCATGGGAGATAGCCGATTCGCACGTATTTACGAGCGTACAGGACTTGATCTTGCACAAGGCTTGGTTGGTTCACAGTTTATTGAAGACGCAATCACGCTGAAGGTTCGTAAGCGTATGGCTTTCTTGATTCGTGAAGTTGATAAGACTGGATTCTTGCAGGTTACAGATATCACTGCTGCATTGGTAACTCTAGCATCGTAGAACATGAAAGAAGTAGAATTTTTAAAGGATTACGCTTCTAAGAAAAAGGGAGACACTATGCTGCTTGACGGCATGGTTGTTTCCTCTCTTTTAAAGCAGAAGATTGTCAAGCTAAAGGTTGGCAAAACTGTTAACAAAAGCGTAAAAGCAAAGAAAACAGATAAGTAATGGCGTTTATCTTAGACACTGAAGATTTTGCAGAAGGTAGAAACAAGGTAAGTTTCAACGGCTACCAGGCAGAAAATCTACAATGGTATATCGACAAATACGAGCGAGAATACCTAATAGATGTGCTTGGAGTTCAGTTGTACGACTTGTTTATCACAGACCTTTCTGGAGGCGTTCCCGTTACACCTATTTACACGGCTATTTTTGAGTCTATCGCTACGGTGGTGGACGAAAGAAACCTAGTTAATAGAGGTATGAAGGAAATGCTGAAAGGGTTTGTGTTCTTCCATTATGTGAGAGATGACATGTTTAAGCAGACCCCAACGGGTGCGAAGTCTTCAAAATCTGATAATTCAATGAATGTAACACTTACGAGTCTAAATATACAGGGGCGTTTTAACGATTCTGTTGATGATTCGCGAGTGATTCAGGAATACATAAAAGACAATGAAACTGATTACCCTACATACTTAGGATGTGAAATAGATTACAGTTTACCGATATGACACGAACTTACGAATTGATAAACTACTTTGTAGACGAAATGGACTTGATGGGGGAGGTTTTAGAATCGACCGCAACAACCATTACAGTGTGCAATTTGCTATCGGTTCGAGTTGGAAGGATAATAACAAACCCGACAGCGCAACAGTTCAAAGTTACAGAGGTTAACGGTAAAGTGATTACACTAGAGTCAGTTGGACATATTGACCCGTGGTCAGGAGAAACGTTCACCATAGAAGACCCCACTTTTTTACAGGGTAATCAAATGATGGCGAACGAGGAATTCATGAACATAAGCAACAATACGTTCAATAAAACGCCTTTAATTTGGTTGGTACGTGGTTACACGGAAAACCACAAAGGTCTAGGTTCTAATATTGATTATGACGTTTCAGTTGTTGTGTATTTCTTAGAGGAAACGCCACCGGACGGCTGGTTGACTTCTGAGCACGATACTAACGCGATCAATCCGATGTATAATCTTTGTGAAAGGTTCATGGACACCGTAAAAAACAGTCCAAAATTAAATGAAATAACAGACTATTCGATAACCGACAAGCCAAAGTTTGGCGTAAAAGTAGGAGACAAAGGTAGTAGTAAACTAATCCTTGATGACTATTTAAGCGGCGTGGAACTTCGGTTTAGCATGGAGGTGACGGATAGTTGTATTAATTGTTAATATAAAAACTTAGAAAAATGAGTGCAGTATGTGTAACATGTGCGGGATACCTTAAAAACACAGGTGTTCCGTCAGGAGTAAAGCCTTTTGGGCGAATTTGGGGAATGTACTACGTCCCTTTAACGGCTGAAGATGGAACTAGAAATAGTTTTAATACAGCAGCAGCAGACCTTAACGTTGAGCTGTTAGAAAGAATTAACGATCCAGACCCATCTAAGCGTTGGTATCCATTGCTTGACTTGAAAGCAGTAACGCCAGCACAAGAAGATGCTACGTATGCAACGGACGATGCTAATCAGCGATTTAAAACTTTAGATGGTCGTGAATCAATAACATTTGAACGTTGGGGGGCGACTCGCCAGGAGTTCGCGCAACTTGAGGATGTTTGCGTTGAGTTTGGAGTAGTGTTGATGGATAACTGCGGCAACCTTTTGGGTGAGTGGGATGAAACAACGAACAACTTGTACCCACGAGAAGTTAATGAAGATTCGTACAATTCTAACTACATGAACGCAACGGCAACTGACCCTGCGAAGATTATGATTGAATTCGATTATGATATCATTACAAGTGAGGCTGATCAAATAATGTTGTCAGTTGAATCATTTACTACAGTAACGCCTTTGAAGTTACGAGGAATGATTGATGTGAATATTGTTATTGTTTCTGTTGACTCAGCAACACAAGTGACCGTTCGGACTAACTACAACTATGGAACAGTTGGGGCATTACTTCCATTTAAAGGAGCTTCTGCAAGCGATTTCGACTTGTTTAACAATACTACAAGTACGTCCATTGGTGCGCCAAGTGGGTTGGCTTCGACAGCAACGGACGGAGAGTACGAATTAACTCTTGCAGCCCAAACTGCTTTAGATGTAGTACAA